CCAGCTTTGAAACACCGTAGGGTTGCCAGCTAGTCACTGGCACCCCGCCCGAAGATACTTTAGACAATAAAAAAGCGCCCAAAGGACGCTTCGCTCTTTAAAAATCCAAACCATCATTAACTTAGGAAAACTTCTTCCATTAATTTGAAGAAGAATACCTCATCAACAGCACATTTTGTTATTATGCTCCGTTTTTGAGAATCGTAATCCACGAAAAACCAAGTTCTTTTCTGTTCATCCTTATCGAAATCTAACGCCAAATAAATTTGATGGAATGCAGGTTTTCTTGGTAATTCGATCTGGACAATCCCAAGCCAGTTCACTGTTCTTGATACACCATCGGGAACAAACCTGATCTCTTTATGTCCATCAGAGACAAGCAAGGCTTCCTCTGAAACCTGGAAATTGTAATCGTGATAACTGCACATAACTTTCCGTGCTTTAAGCCCGCCTGCTTCAGCCCATTTCTTTAAATCAGGGATTAGTTCATGTAGCGAATCACTATAATGGTTCATCCTTGATTGTTCGACTTCGAGTCGTTTTTTCTTTTTTGCTTCAGCGTCATTTAATTGCGCTTTGCTAGCATCATCCCTAGCTTGTAGATTTGCTTTAAACTGCTCTGCCGGGCTAGTCATAGCTGCTCCTCAAATTATGTTGACTCCATGCTAGATGTCTAGTTCAAGATAAGAAAATTGGTTTTATCTATTGTTTTTACAACGAATGCAAACACTTAAATTAAATTAATACTTTTGCATTGCAAACACATTTTCTCAAAGTATAAACCTCATAGAATTCTGTGAATTGTTTAAGTGAGCTCTTTGACAAGAGAACTCACTTAAACGAAACCAAAACTTTTATTCGCCTTATGGCGAGGGATTCGTGCAACCAAAATTCAGCGCGGTGCAGCGCGCATATAACACGGAGAAACTGACCATGACGACCTCAAAGAACGTCACTGAGTTACAACCACGCGTGACCAGAGAGCAGCTGATAGATGCAGCTCGTACCGCTGCTAAGTATTTGCCAGTTGCCTCTGCTCAACTGATGAATGAACTGGCTACACGTCTCGCTACAACCTGCGATGCACTTTGTGAATCAATGGAACAGCGTAATGCACTGGCTATTGAAAACACTGTACTTCGTGAAGACGTAACGAGTTGGGCTAAAGAATGCGACCGCATTGTTGAACGTCACACCAAAACACGCTGCAACATGCATCTGCTGGAAGCACAGAGAGAACTGCGCGACCTGACACCAGTTACCGATGCGGTGATAAATATTCCGGAAGAACATAAGTCTATATCTTCACAACATCGAGGCGTGCAGGCATGAAAGCTATAAAAACGCACACTGGGATCGTCATAACCCGCGATGGTAAAAAGCGGCTGAAACTGCATTCCACTGAAAATTCTTGGGTTGTCGGGCGTTGTGAATCCTACGACAAAAAGACTGGTTACCGCTGGGGCGCGCCTAACATGCGCCGCCGATTGCTCCTGGACAGTATCAAGCCAATCAGCGCGGAGACCGTACAATGAGCAAGTCGAGCATGGAATATTACTTTGATTTTCCTGCGTCCCGAGGATTGCAGGGGAATACATTGGTATTGCTGATGAGCGTTCCCGGAAGAGTTTTAACTCGTGTTCTTTCTTCAGATAATTACGGGCACACGCTTGAGCGCTCACAGCGAGAAATTAATAAGTCCCGCGTTAAGAAGTTTTACGATTATCTGGTGACGGCAACAGACAATAAAGAGCCTTTCATTATCCCGCCGTTGGTTGGTAACTGCGCTTCTCATGTTGAGTTTGAAGAATTCGGTAATACAAACGTTGGGGTTGTCCGGTTCCCTATGGACGCCGAGATTAAACTTTTTGATGGTCAGCATCGCGCCGCTGGTATATCTCAGTTCTGCAAAGAATACGATATAAACCTGCATGTTCCTTTAATGATGACTCTGCAACTTCCGCTTAAGACACGTCAGCAATTTTTCTCTGATATCAATAACAACGTTTCCAAACCATCAGCCGCTATCAACATGGCCTATAACGGCAGGGATCAGATTGCCCAGACGATGGTGTCCTTCCTCTCCACTCACTCAGTGTTCTCTGAGATCACCGACTTTGAACACAGCGTGGTTCCGGCAAAAAGCGACTTCTGGGTAAGTTTTAAGGCTGTTGGCGATGCAACAGCAAAATTCGCGGGTAACGGGGACGAAGCGCTTTCTACTGGTGATGTGTATGACCTTTGGGAAGCCTGGCTGAAACTGACAGCGATTGAAGGTATCCGACACGGTGTATCACCCGCTGAATACAAACGAGATTACATTCAGTTTCACGCGGTGATGATCAATGCATTCGGTTTCGCGATCCAAGAACTGCTGAGGCGTCGTCCTGCACACATCATCGTGCAGATGATTGAAGAGCTGGTGACAAAAGCCACAATGACCGAACTGGAAGACTTCTTCCTTATATTTTCATGGGGAGGTGTTTGCGCTGATACCAGCAAAGAGAGAGCAACTGTTATTGCCAGCGTTCATGCGCAAAAAGCAGCGGCGCAGAGACTGGTTGCGGCTATAACAACAGGAACATTTACCGAGGCGCGCGAAGCATGAATACGATAACCAAAGAATTTCCGAAAGAGGAATTGATAGCGCTCGCGCTTGCTGAAATAGCGGCGCGCCGTTTCATGATTGAATCAGGAACATACGGCGCTGATGTTGTGGAGTTTTATCGGCGGAAACTGGTCCTGAGTAAAATCTCGCTGGCATCACTGGAGGCTGGACCGGTAGTCACATTTTATCGGGATGGAATAGAGGCCGCTGCTACGTGGGTAGACCAGCAACGCGAATCCTACGACAACGAACACGGACAGCACGATCCCGACACAGGTGATTTCGAATTCGACAATGATGCCCAGCGCGATTATTCAGCCACGCTGGAAGAGATCGCCGAGGGGATTCGGACGTTGCACCCAAGTGCCGGAAACTCACTGACTATGTCGGATTCCGCACCAATTTACCAGGTGCAATACGGTGATGACTGGCGTGATGTTGAGCGTGCTCAATACGACGACCACGCCGCACACGGTTCGCCAGTTCGCGTTGTCTATACCACCCCACCTATGCCGGGTGAATTAATACCGACCACCAGCACTGATATTTGATGTTACAGCCCGGGTGCAGCCGGGCTTTGTGGAGAAAAATAAATGTCACGAATGATCCCCTTACTCGACTGGGCCAATGAGGAGTTCGGAGAGCAAGCACCAAGTGAGCGTATCCTTAAGAAATACGCTAAAGGCAAAATGATGATACCTCCAGCTGTTAAAGTGGGTCGTTACTGGATGGTAGACCGTAATGCTCGATTTGTTGGTACGCTTGCCGAACCGAAAATTCCGGCAAACGCCAGTCCAAGATTACAACGGATTATTGCAGATGGCTGCTAGACCACGTTCTCATAAAATTTCAATTCCGAATCTTTACTGCAAGCTGGATAAGCGGACGGGCAAGATTTATTGGCAATATAAACATCCTGTTTCCGGCCGCTTTCACAGCTTGGGTACTGATGAAGCGGAAGCTAAACAGGTTGCATCCGAAGCGAACACGATCATTGCAGAACAAAGGACTCGGCAAGTACTAAGCGTTAACGACCGTCTTGCCAGAATGAAAGGCAGGAGAACGGACATTACTGTCACTGAGTGGATTGATAAATATATTGAAATTCAGGACGAACGGTTAAAACACAGTGAGCTCAGACCTAATTCTTATCGACAGAAAGCAAAACCAGTCAGGTTATTTCGCGAACATTGCGGAATGCAATATTTGAAAGATATTTCCGCATTGGATATCTCTGAGATAACGGATGCAGTAAAGGCTGAAGGCCATAATCGTATGGCGCAAGTTGTTCGCATGGTTTTGATTGATGTATTCAAAGAAGCTCAACATAACGGTCATGTCCCTCCAGGGTATAACCCTGCCCTGGCGACCAAGCAACCGAGAAACAGAGTCACTCGTCAGCGTCTTTCTCTGGAAGAGTGGAAAACTATTTATGAAGCTGCCGAAAAGCAAGAACCATACCTGCAGTGTGGAATGTTGCTCGCGATAATAACAGGTCAACGTTTGGGCGATATCTGTAACATGAAGTTTAAAGACATTTGGGATGATATGCTCCATGTTGAACAGGAAAAAACAGGATCGCGCTTAGCCATACCATTGGACTTGAAATGTGAAGCCCTGGGTTTAACTCTTCGGGACGTTGTATCTAAATGCCGGGATACAGTCATCAGTAAATATCTTGTGCACTTCAGACATACCACCTCACAAGCGAACCGCGGAGATCAGGTTTCAACCAGTTCTTTAACTTCAACATTCAAAAAAGCACGCGACAGAAGTGGACTGAATTGGGATAAGGGATCCCCACCCACTTTTCACGAACAGCGATCATTATCAGAACGTTTGTACAGAGAACAAGGTGTCGACACGCAAAAATTACTCGGCCATAAA